TATACAAGAAAATTATCTAGAATCATTTATGAACCTTAAAGGACTACTTTCGCAACAGGTTCAGCAACAATCCAATACAGACTTCCTGACATTTGTCAGATTGGTAGCTCCTTCCCTTGTTCCCGGATTCCTGATGGGGAATCATATAAAACTTATCTCTGATAAGCTCAAAGATATAGAAGATGGAAAAATAAAAAGGTTGATGGTCTTTCTTCCGCCCCGTTCCAGCAAGTCCGTGATCTGTTCTAAACTGTTCCCTGCCTGGTATATAGGAAGAAATCCTAATCATGAGATCTTGACTGTCTCTCACAGTGACCAGCTATCCTCCGACTTCGGCAGATCAGTAAGGGACATTGTCAGCACAGAAGAATTCCAGCAAATATTTAGAGGTGTCCACCTAAGAAGCGATGTAAGAGCTGCCGGAAAGTGGAAAACAAACCAGGGCGGCACTTACTATGCTGCTGGAGTGCGATCTCAGATTGCAGGAAGAGGAGCGCATGTAGCTATCCTGGATGATGTCATGTCTGAGGAGGACGCATTCTCTGATGCAGGTCGAAGATATATCAAGGAATGGTATCCAGCAGGGCTTAGAACAAGAATAATGCCTAATGGTTCCATTGTAATTATAAATACAAGGTTTCATTATGACGATTTGTGCGGATGGCTTCTAAAACAGCAAGAGAACATGTCGGAATATGAAACCACTCCTTGGGAAGTTATAAAAATTCCCGCCTGGCTTGATGAAGAATCCGCAGAATTGCTGGATCTTCCACCTGGCACCAGCTATTTTCCCGAATGGAAGACAGAAGAGGTTCTCCGAATAGACGAGAACGAAATAAAAGCCAGTAATGGAAGCCGATACTGGAATTCCCTGTACATGCAAGACCCAACACCGGAAGAAGGAGGACTAATCAAGAAAAGATGGTTAAAAAACTGGGAAGATCCTGAACCTCCCTCCTGTGATTTTGTCATACAGACCTATGATACGGCTTTCTCAACTAAAACCACAGCGGATTTCAGTGTTATCCAGACATGGGGGATATTCTACCTATACGATAAGGATGAAAAAGGTTATGAAACCTATGCTCCGCATCTGATCTTGCTAGGCAACATCAAAGGACGCTTTGAATATCCAGAACTGAGGAGAATATCGCAGAAGTTGTATAATGAGCATAGACCTGATGTCTGCATGATAGAGAAGAAAGCATCTGGACAGTCCCTGATACAGGATATGAGAAGAGCAGGACTGCCGGTCATGGAATACAACCCAGATCGGGATAAGGTATCCAGAGTTTATGCAGCCTCGCCTATCATGGAAGCAGGAAGACTCTGGATACCCAAGAACAAGAAATGGGCAGATGACCTGATAGAGGAATTAATACGGTTTCCCAATGCGGCTCATGATGATCAGGTAGATGCCCTGACAATGGCAGTACACTACCTGAAAGAGTCCTGGCACCTTACTCATCCTGACGATCCTGACCTTGAAGACGAACCTTCCGAACCTAAAAATACCTACTGGACATTTTAATTTGGGAAATAGAAAATTGTATGGTATAATAGTGCAGGGATTAATAGAGGAATAGATGGCTAGAATTTTCAATAGAGCTTATAATCAGGCTGACCGGATCTTGAATGGATCTGGATTGTCTTCTATTGTCCATCGACAAGGTGGGGGAGGTATGATTACCAGTGTGTATGGCAAACCTATACCTAGATATACCTATAGAGATAACGGTAGACCTGTTATAAGACGATTTGGGGGAGGTGGCTATAGTGATGAAGATGCTGGAGTTGAGGAAACATCTTATGGAGGTGGTGTTGAAGATTGGGGAATTAGTTCAGCCGATATGGAAGCTGCTTATTCTACAGGAGCCTTTGGACCTGAAGTAGCAGAAAAAAGTTTTTTTGATCCTCCTGATATTGAAGATCAGCGTGTACATGGTACTTCTCCTCATGATATTTACAGACACGGAGAAGCATATGGCAAACCACCCGGAAGTCAGCCAGCAGAACCAACAGGACTAGATGATTATAGAGATAGAGATCAAAATTTTATAGAAAGCATTATAGGTTTATTTACAAATAAGCCAAAAGGTTTACAGCCTTCTCCTGAAATGCAAAGAAGAATGGAAGCCTATAGACAAGAAGGTCTAAGAGGAATGATGCAAGGAGGATTTAAAAGTCCACAAGCATATAGAGATTATATGCAAAATTGGGCAACGGAAGCTGAAAAAGCAAGGAGTGATGCGTATTGGGATCAATATCCACAAGGACATTGGGTAACAGAAACTTATGGAGGTACTAAAGGAACTTCTTTAGTTTTACCAGAACAAGCTCCTATTAGTAAGAATGAAGCAATAGATAATGTTTTAGCAGATGATACACTAAGTCCTGAAGAAAAACAAAAACAAATTGATTATATATTTACGTGGGGGCCAGTAGTAAACAGAGACATGGGAAGATTAGAAAAAGCACATAGACAACATAGAGAGAATATGAAAGCTAGAGATAGAGCTAAAGGAGGTAAAGTAATGCCCGGAGGATTATCAAACATTAAGAAATCTATTAACATAAATGGACAACCTCACAGTCTTGCATGGATCAGACCAGATGAAGCTTCTGCTCTGAAAGCTATGGGTGGTAGTGGTAAGAAGGTAGACGGTATTCCTGCTTATTTTGATGAGTGGAGTTTTGCAGAAACTGCTGAAGACTTACAAGGACCATCACCTACACCACAATCATATGCTGACCCTTCTGAATATAAGGATCTAACATCGAAAGAAAGTTATCCAGATGTCCCTGCTAGAACATATTCCTCACCTACAGATACAGAAGATGCTCGATTAACAGATCAATATAGACATGGAATTCTTGGAAAATTGCTTGGACAAGATCCTATGACTAGATCAGAAGCAGAACAGATGGCTTATAATCAAGGTTTTAATGCTTGGAGAGCAGGTCCGGGTTCTTTTTCTCTTGATGCTCCTAAAGATTACATGGATTGGTTTGATAAGAATAAAGATGCTATGGTAGAAGGTATAGGATTAGCTATAGGTCCAACAGGACATGCCATGAGAACTTCTTTAGATTTAATAAATCAGCAATTACAAAATAGATTTACTGAAAGAGGAATGCAAAAGTCTGAGTTTACTCAAGACGAATTGACAAGAGAAGAACTTCAGGATGCTGCTAAAGATATAAAAGATCTTGAAGATTTTGAACCTTATGATGGAATAGATTGGCCAGCATGGGCACCCGGAGGATTTGCTACAGGAGCATTAAATTTTTTCTCACGTACTGTAATAGGAACAGGTACTGTAAATGGAGTGCGTGTACATGTACATGAAGATGGTACTGTTACTCCTATATCTTATGAAGATACACCTGGATTTGATCGTAGTACGTTAGAAACTGGAAATGAGCCTATAACAAGACGTAAACGTAGACCAGTAACAGCTTCTGTTTCTGAAGAGGTGATAGAAAAAGAACCGACAGGAATTGCAGCATTGTTAGCTAGACGTAGTGATAAACCTGGAATAGGTCCATCTCTTCAACCTCAGTTTGATAATCTAGCTCGTATATTTGGTAGAGAAAAAGCGGCTAAGATGCTTAACCAGCCCGAAAATATTTTTGGCATAGGATAAATAATGGCAACTGAAAAAAACCCATATGATCGGATACCGGAAGAAATATCTAATGTAGTTCCAATGGCTCCGGTAGAAGAATCGGAACTTGATGCTACGTTTGAAGTCGATAATGATGGTGGAGTCATAGTAGACTTTGCCAGTGAAGATGTCATGATGGAACCTTCAGAAGATATAGCAGAATGGTATGAAGATTTGTGTGATACTCTGGAAGAAGGAGATCTAACAGATATTGTAACAGATGTAATAGATAATTATCAGGCAGATAAAGATTCCAGAGGTGAATGGGAGTCTATGTTTGAAAGAGGTTTTGATCTTCTAGGATTAAAACTTCAGCCGGGATCAGAACCTTTTGAAGGAGCTTGTACAGCAGTTCATCCACTCCTGATTGAGTCGGCAGTCAAGTTTCAGTCAAAAGCTTCAGGAGAACTCTTTCCTAGCTCCGGTCCTGTAAAGGCTAACATCTTAGGTAAGATAACTCCTGAGAAAGAGACACAGGCTAATCGTGTTCAGAACTTTATGAATTATCAGTTAACTGAACAGATGCCCGAATACTTTGATGAGTTTGAAAGAATGCTATTCCATCTTCCCCTGATAGGTTCGGCATTCAAGAAGATATATTATAGTTCGACACTTAAACGCCCTGTCTCAGAATTTATTCCCATAGATCAGTTTTATGTCTCTTATTATGCTACTGATCTAAGAAATGCTGATAGATATACTCATGTTATTTATCGAAGTCCTGTAGAATTGCAGAAAGATGTACTATCTGGTGTTTATAAAGAAGTAGATTTACCTGTTCCTAATCAGTCTTCAATTACGTCTTTTACAGAGAAGATGGATACTATTCTTGGTTTATCTCCTTCTGCTGATAAAGATCCGCAATATGTACTACTGGAACAGCATTGTTATCTTGATATTGAAAATAAAAAACAATCACTGCCCTACATTGTAACTGTAGAAGAACAAAGTAGACAAGTATTAAGTATTCGTAGAAATTATGAACCTGATGATACAAACATGGAAAAAAGGAGTCATTTCGTACACTACAGATTTGTACCCGGATTTGGTTTCTATGGATTGGGCTTGATACACTTCCTTGGTAATCTTACCATGAGTGCAACTGCTGCAATGAGATCCCTGATCGATGCAGGTCAGTTTGCAAATCTACAAGGAGGTTTCAAGGCCAAGGGACTTAGGATAGTTGGTGACAATGAACCTATTTCCCCCGGTGAGTTCAAGGAGGTTGAAGCAACTGGAATGGATCTTGCAAAGGCTATTATTCCTCTCCCCTATAAAGAGCCTTCCTCTACTCTATTCCAGATGCTCCAGTTCGTAGCTGCTGCTGGTCAGAAGTTTGCGGATAGTACAGAGCAAGTTATTTCTGATGCTGCCTCCTATGGACCTGTAGGAACAACTATGGCTTTACTTGAAGCAAGCAGTAAGTTCTTTACAGCAATACATAAACGTATACATAAATCTCAAAGAGATGAGTTCAGGATACTTGCCAAGATAGATTATGATTATCTTCCTAATGAATATCCTTATGATGTTCCTTTTGAAGACCGTAGTATATTCAAAAAAGATTTTGATGGAAGAATAGATATAGTTCCAGTATCTGATCCTAATATACCATCTAATGCTCATCGTATGATGCTGGCTAATATGGCTCTTCAGATGGCACAGCAATCTCCTCCAGGTATGTTTAACATGGAAGCATTAAATAGAACTATTCTTAATGCAGCCAACATGCCTAACATGGAAGAAATTCTACCTCCCAAGATAGAACCAAAGCCTATGGACCCGGTTTCGGATATCATGGCTGCTACAAAGGGAATTCCCATAGCGGCCTTTCCGGGTCAAGATCATGATGCTCATATTCAAGTTAAGATGGCTTATCTGCAAGATCCTATGAATGGAGCTAATCCTATTATGCAAAGGATACGTCCTATTCTGGAAGCTAATATACAAGAACATTCTGTTATGAAATATCAGGAACAGATGAATGGAGTAGCTCAAGGTATTCTTGAACAGGCAGGTCCAGAACAAGCACAAAATCCTGCTGTAGTAGAAATGGCAATGGTTCAAGCTTCTCAACAGGTAATGAATGCTAATCAGGCTATGGGTCAAGCACAGTCTCCAGAACAGCAACTGGTAGCTCTGGAACAGGCCAAGGTAGAACTGGAGAAACAGAAGCTGCAATCAGATACGGTTGTTCAGGCTGCTGAAATGGAACTGAAGAATAAGAAACTTGAACTTGATGAAAATGAACAGATCATAGATATGCTTAAGACAGGTTCTTCAGATAACTTCAAGAGAGAGAAAGCTCAACTTGACAGAGACTCTAAAAAAGAAATAAAAGAAATGGATATTGATGCGGAAGATAATAGAGTAAAAGAAAGACTTATGAAAGATATTATAGAACAAAATAAAAGAGATGAGAAAGATCTGGATATGAAAGGTCTTGAAGCATTAGTTAAATTAGCAATTGAACAATCTAAAAAGGAGACTAAAAATGGCAGTAATGAAGAAGGGTAAAGGCTATCATGATCATGTAAAACCTTCTGGCAAATCTTATGGAGATGCATTCAAAGATGATGCAATAGGTCCATTAGAAGCTAGGGCTACATTAAATGAATGGTCTGAATATGACAGGAACTGGAAATTTCCAAATCCTATAAAAGGTAAAAAAACTTAACCAATGGAAATTTGGGATGAGGTCATTCAAGAGTTTAATACAGAGATTCAAAAACTTAGATTGACACTTGGCGGTGGGTCTGCTGAAGATTATGCTCATTATAGACAGATTGTAGGATCGATACAAGGTCTGGAATGGGCAAGAAACAACCTTACCGATATTATTAAAAAACGAACTTATGCAGATGATGAGGAGTAAAATGCAACAAGTACAAATGGGTAAAGCAATTAAAAATGATTCATGGATTAGTGATCCAGAAGAAGTAGAAGATCCAGAAGTATTACCAGAACTACCGGGATTTCATATCTTGGTAAGGCCGGTATCTGTAAAGAGCCAGACTAAAGGCGGTATTCTTCTTCCAGACTCAACCAAAGATGATATGTCTTATCTTACTACAGTAGGTAAGGTATTAGCTCTGGGTGATCTGGCTTATATGGATAAAGATAAGTTTCCTGCTGGAGCATGGTGTAATGTAGGAGATCATGTATGCTATGGAAAACATTCAGGAACTAAGCTTTTTTATAAAGGAGTTAGAATGATTTTACTCTTTGATGATCAGATTAATATGAGGGTTGAAGATCCAAAAGATCTAGATCCTACCTTTAATTTAGGTAAAGGATCAGATTAATTTGGGAAATCGTTAATTATATGGTATAATAGAGTAACGTTAAATCGTTGATTTCGTACACAACGGAGGTAGAAATGGAAGAGAAAGAAGAGTGGGGTGATGTAAAGATCCCGAATGAAGAGCAGAAAGAAGTAGAATTTGAAATAGAAGAAGAGGAAGAAGTCGAACAAGAACAAGAACCAGAACCTGAAGAGAAGAAAGAAGAAAGCCCTCCAGAACTGGAAGGTATTGAAACAAAAGGTGCTGAAAAAAGAATAAGACAGCTTATTCGACAACGTAAAGAAAGAGATGAACAGATTACTGCTCTCATCCAAAAAAATGAGGTACTATCAGGTAGCCTTAGAACGAAAGATAACGAAGTAAATCAAGTTAATAAATTAAGTCTTGATGCTTCTGAAAAACAATTAACTGATAAACTTGAGCTTGCCAGAACAGTTTATATGGAAGCTTTTGAAGAAGGAGAAAAAGAGAAGCTTCTTAAAGCACAGGAAATGTTGAACGAGGCACAGTCTGATCTAAAGGCAGTCTCTTCTGCTAAACGAAGTTACGAACAAGTAGAAGAAGCTGCTCCAGTACAGCCTGTATATCAGCCTCCTCCTCAACAAGCTAATGATCCAAGGGCTGAAGAGTGGGCTTCAAAAAATGATTGGTTTGGACAAGATAACGTAAAGACTGCTGCTGCATTAGCAATAGATGCAGAACTTAAAAGCGAAGGTTATGATCCAACCGATAATGATTTTTATCAGGAGATTGATAAGAGATTAAATAAGGCTTTCAATAAGGAAAGTCAGGAACGTGTGCAGGAAAATACGTCACCACCTGCTCAAGTAGTATCGGGGAGTTCACGCTCATCCTCATCTAATTCTAGTAAAGTCAAACTATCAAAAGAAGATGTTAGACTTGCCCAGAAATGGAATATACCACTTGAACAGTATGCTGCCGAAAAGCTCAAAGTTGAAGGAGCAGATGGCAATTATACTAATGTAACTTAAGCGTGGAGGAATGAAATATGACACGAAATGAAACACGTAGTAATACAAATCGGGAAGCTAAAACAAGAGAAGTGGAAGAAGTCTATACCTTTGAGGAGCCAGATGCCCTCTCTATACCGGATTCGGCCCAAGCAAGATTTGACAATGAGGACATGTCCTTACGTTGGATACGCATATCTGTAAGAGGTGAAGATGACATCATGAATGTTGGAAAAAGACAACAGGAAGGATGGGTTTTCGTAACTCCTGATGAGGTTCCTGAAATGGCAATTACATCCTTCGTAAAGGAAGAAGGCCGATATCTTGGAACAGTCTGTCGTGGAGATGTAGCACTGGCTAAGAAGCCAACTGCCAAGGTAAAAGCTAGACAGAAATTTTATGAGAAGAAGGCTAATGATATGATGGATGCAGTAAATGCACAGCTAATGAAAAGTTCTGATTCTCGTATGCCAATTTCTAACACAAGTAAATCAGTAACAACTAGAGGCAGACGACCTTCTTTTCAAGACTAGTCGGCTTCTATAACTTAAGGAGATGAAACATGTCTACTACACAAGCATTTCGTGGCTTCATCCCTGCTCGTATGAAAGGTGGTGCTTATAACAATGAGGCCGTGACCGACACGATCACACTAAC